CATAAATATCAACTAGTAGTTCTTGACCTACATCTTTTTTACGGTAGAGATTAAACTCTTCTTGTAACTGTAATAATTCTACGTCCTCACCTTGAGCTAATGTTTCATTTTTTCTTTTTTCTTTTAATTCTGTAAGTCTTGGAATAATTCTTCTTAACTCAATAGCTGCTGCTTCGTCTCTAAAACGACCTGACCCAGATTTTTCTGCTAATATATCTGACTGACCTTCGATTAATGATTTAAACATACCAGCTCTTCTTTCATCTAAATTTTCTGCTTGTTGTTGCATTAATAATTCTTCATTACCTCTTGATGCTTTAAATCTTTCAAACGGATCTTTAGCTGCTGCTAGTGCCGTGCTTATTGCTCCACTAATACCATCACCAGTTGGTGTTCTTGATGCAATGTCTATTCCAAAGTCAATCATTAGATCACCTACTCTACGTTTTGCATAATTAGGTCTTTCTTTTGGTGTATACATTTGATCAGCTGCTGCTTTCATTTCACCAATAGTTGCGTTTTTTAAAAACTCTGACATGTTTTGATTCATGTTTAATTTTTGTACATCACCTGCTTCTTGATACCCTTGTCTAGGTGCTTGTAGTCCAGATGTAATTCCGCCTTCAGCAGCTCCACCTTTTCTAAACATAGGTCTTTTGTATAAGTTATTCATTATGTTCCTCGGATTCCTCCCATCATGTCACCGTAACCAGTCATCAGTCCGCCAGCAACACCAGCTATTCCTAACGCATTCTGCAACGGCGTAGGATTAGGTGTTACCATAGATTGATATTGTCCAGGTGCACCAGATGCAATACTAGCAATTCCTGATTGTTGGAAACCTAATCTCTCATATGGTTCGTAAGCTCTTAATCTGTTTTGCTCTCTTGTAGCATCTAGTTGAGCTTGTTCTTGTGCTTGTTGAATCGCGCCCGCTGATCCTAAAGTACCAATATCTTGACCGAATAATCCTGGAACTTGTGAAGCTAGTCCTTGTTGGTTTTGTCCTAATTGCATTTGTTGATTAAATGCTTGGTTACCTAATTGATTAGCTTGTGTAAAACCTTGTTGTAATAATCCTGATTGTAATAATGCTCTGTTCATGTCAGATTTGTTTTGGTATTGTGATCTCATAACACCTTCACGACCACCACCTAAATTACCAGACATTGCTGCTTGTTGACCTATACCTGCTAAACCTTGTGCTGCTTGTGTGTCATACTCTGCAAGTGTTGCATCTATTACATCTTGTTGATACGGAGACATAAAAGGTTGGTAAGCTCCTGCTCCTGATAAACCTGCAGCTGCTGTGTCGTATGCTCCTGCTTGTGAAATGTATGGTTGAAATGCACCAATACCTTGGCCTTGTGTTGTAGCCATTGTGTAGGCATCTCGTTGCGCTTGATCTTGACCAGCAACTTGAGGTGCAAATTTATCAGTAGCTAATGGTGCAGCAGTTAACGCCGTTAACTGTGTTCCTAAATCTTTTTGTAAATCTTCTACGTATTGTGGTGGGAGTGCTTGTGTTTGTTGTACAGCCATTATATTACCTCACTTAATCTTTCCGATGTTTCAAACATCTGTTGTGCGCCAGCCATACCTTGTGACTCTTCAGACACTTGTCCGCCAGCTTCTAAATTTTTCATCATGTTCTCCATAATTTCTGCGCCTTTATCTATATCTCCACCACCTGCGTTTCTAACAGCATCTGCAGTAAATACAAACTCATTTACACTTAATCTTGCAGGCACATCGTCTGCTTTTTCTGCTTTTCCGATAGGTACAAAACCACCTTCAGCTCTATAATCTTTTTCCATACCACCAAGGTCCATGATCCCACCTTCGGCTTTACCAATTCTACCACCCATAGCCATAGATGACATATCTTTAGTATCTTGTCTTCCTAGATAAGGATACTTGGCTCTAAGTGCTAATAATTTTTCACCTGTTTGATCTTTAAATGCATCTATAACTTCTGCTCTAATACCTTCTATATCTAATCCTTCACCACGATCCATGATTTCTGATACAGTTTCTTCTGGACCACCACCTAATAATTGTGTTCCAAGAGCCAACGCCCCACCGCCTAAAGCTATTTTACCTAGTTTACTTTCAGGAATTAAACTTGAAATTTTATTTCCAATGCTTTCTACTATACCGGGTTTTTTTACAAGGTCCATACCTGTAGATACAGGATCACCCATTCCTGCATAAGCATCCATACTTCCACCGGCTGTTTTTAATTTATTTTTAAACATTTCTCCTAATCCACCCGTGTCTTGAATAGGACTACTAAAATAAGATCTAAATCCTTCACCACCTCCAGGAACTTTTAAAGACATTCCTTGTAGATTATCCATACCACCACCAATACCCCTAGCTAATTGACCACCACCATAAGTCATTAATCCTGATTTAAGACCTTTACTTATACTTCCGTGTTGATCAAAGCCACCAACACCTGCCATTAAACCTGCAGCTATCGGGTTAAACGGTGCAACGAATGGTGCAGCCTTAACCGCTATGTCTGCTATTTCATTTGGTATAATTTTTCTAACTGTTTTTTTTAAAAAACTACCTATTCCATATCTACGTCTACCATCTAAACCCATGATACCACCATACGCTGCCATTTGTCTGTTAGGTAATACTGGTCCTGTGGGTTTAGGTTGAAAAGGATTTACTGGTTTTGTTGGATCTTGTGGTAATGGTTGACCACCGGACATTTGTCCTTCAGCCATTGCTTGTTCTATAAACTGTTGTAAAGACATAGGTTCAATACCTTGCTCTATCATTTCTTCAACATACTGACTGTAGACTTCTTCTAATTGAGCCATCTTCATTTGTTGTTCTTCCTGTGGAGATTTAGGACCTTCGTTACCTGTATACTTAATACTAGGTGCGTTAGTTACTAATTCTTCTGAAATATCAATATCTGTTATTGCCATGGTTTTGTCAGTTTACTTTGTTTTTGACCATAAATCAAGAGGAGGCATGATAACATTTACATCTTGTGCCATCTCTTCTGGTTTATAACCTTTAGATTCCCAGTCTTTTCTTTTCTTAAAAACTTCACCCGTTTTTTTGTGTCTGTAAGTTTCCTCAACTTTTGCCTGTAATATCTCCATTATGCTGTTACCTCTTTCTTAATATTTAGATAGCTAATAGCTACATCAAAAGAATCTGTTGTGCTTGATTGTACTGTAAAAGATGTACCGCCTTCTATTATTAATGGTTGAGTTAATAATTCTGTTGTAACATTTGCTGTAAGTGCTGCTGATTTAATAGCTGTAATACTATTATTAACGATAGTCACACTTGGTGTGCCTGCTGATGTAACAAGTATAGATTTAACAACGATAGTTTCATTGACTGCAGGAATACTAGCACCTAGTGGTGTTAGTGCACTACCACTTGTATTATTATCTATACCTTTAAATTTATATTGGTTTACTACTGCCATTAATCTAAAAAGAAACTTCTAGCTTCTATCTCCTGTTTTAAGTCTTCTTGAAATGTACTATTTAATTTTTCAAGAACAGCATCTAAATCTCTAACCAAAGACTGTGCTACATCTGGTTGATATTCATCACTTGCTCTAGTTAATGTTTGTACTATCTTTGCCATTAGCTACCGTCCATGTCACCTAAACCAAAATCACCATAGTTATATTTAAATTTTTCATTAATCATTTTTTGAATAGCTTCTCTTTCTTCGGTAGTTCTATTGTCTAAAAATCTTGATTTAAATATGCCATTATTTTCATTAATTAATTTTTCAATTTGTGGTAGTACTACATTAATACCTTGATTATTAACATTACCATTTCCGTTACCGTTACCATCTGGTGGAGCAACTGTTGTTTTAGTTAAAACATCGTCTCCATAAATAGTTCCTTCATCATCATCTTCAAAATCTCCATCATAATTATAATTAACATCATTTGACATATCATAAGTTGGTTCATTGTAGTTTTTTCCAAAACCTAATTTTCTTCCTAAACCTCTAATACCCATACCTATTAATCCACCTCCTGTAATATAATCCATAATACCTCTACTTCTTGATTTACTAAAAGCTTCTGGTGCAAATGCTTTTGCTCTTGCTAAAACATCAGGACTTACAGTATTCCTACTATCAAAAAAACCTGGGTTAACTCTTTGTCCTGCTCCAGCTGCAACTGCTCCAGATTGATAATCCTGTACATCTTTATAAGAAGCTCCTTCTGCCATTGTGTCACTTGTATTTCTTCCGGTTTCTGCAGCACTTGTTGCTGCACCAGACATACCTGTATCTTTACCACTAGGACCATCAAATGATCCATAACCATCTAAACTCATGATTCCAGACGGACCTCTATTAACATCACCTTTTAAAGAACCATGTAAATCTGATTTAACTAATAAATCTTTTTCTGCTTTTGTAATGTAAGCTAATTCGGTTGCTGGATTGTCTGGACTTGATTGCCATTTTAAAGGAGCCTTAACTTCTTTTTGTTTACCTAAATAATTTCTAACTCCACCTTGCACATCATAGTTAACTTTTTTATCTACAGCCATTATCGTCTTCCTCCAGTTTGTATGTCTAACCTAAAAGTCCCTAGTTTCCAACTAGTATCTACTGCAGTATTGGATATTGTAAGAGCTATAGCTCTACCTCTAGCACGTGTGTCTACTTTATCTGTTGAAGATGTTACAGTAAATGGACCCAATGATGAGCTAGCAGCCGTATCATTAGGGTAGTTTCTTAAATCTAATTGTACAATAGCACTTCCTTGTTGTGATATAAAGTCAGGTATAATTCTACTTACTCTCATAATATTTTCACCGTCACCTCTAAGGTCACCTAAATTAGTTGCAGCTCCTCTAACAACTTTTTGTGTAATATCATAATCACCAGATGTAATGTTTGCTGGAATAGCTACAGCCGTGGTCCCTGCTTCTTGCTGGTTAACTCCTGTTTCGTGTTCAAAGTATATTGTTACACCTTCAGTATTACCGATTACATCAAATGATACATCATCACTTGGATTGTATTTTGTTGCATGAGGTAAACCAAATACTGCTGAGTCTTCCCATGTGCTTCTAGGAAACAAGGTACTAGCATTAGTAAACCATATAGGTCGTTTAGCTGTTGAGTCTAGATAACTATATGTAACTGCTCTAGTATTTACATTAGATGTAGACGTTGGATAAAACCAAGTAATCTCACCAAACAAGTTATTAATACCACAATAAATTAATTGATTAGATGTAGTGTTGAGATCATCGTAAACAAAATCTTCTACTAAACAATCCATAGATTCTAGTTTACCTGTATATCTAAAGAAACCATTATCAGACATCCAATACGCAGCACCATCAACTTCTACAGCTGCATTCATACCAATCAATCCACAGTTAGTACCTGTTTGTTCAAAAGCAAATGTAAATGGTTGACCAACAAATCTCATAGTAAATAAAGAAGTGTCACTCCAAATGTATATTGCATTTCTACCAAGTTTAGCTCCCATGATCCGTGATCCAGAGGCCAGTCTTTGTGTACCAGCACTATTTTCAGCTGTTGGTGTATAGTCTTCTATATTTTCTTGAGATGAAAATCTTATAAACATATCATCTTGTGTTGCTTTGTTACCAATAGTTGTTTCTGTTCCAAAAAATACTAAGTGACGATCGGGTGTTGATACTAACATATCACGTGACGCTGTTGGTGCACCAGATATAATTGTAGCTCTAGTGCCTGTAGCGTTAACTGCATCTCCATCCCATTTAAAACATTCTCCGTTATGGATTAAAGCAATAAGTGTTGTTCCTAAATTATCCAAGGACCATAGACCTGGATCAATTACTGAATCGGTGTTAGCTGCAGGTGATCCCCAACCTGTAAAAGATGAAGTGTTAGTTACGGTTGCCCCATTACTGTGCGCAGCTCTTGTTGAACCTCGCGCAGCTCTTGTTATACCAGTTAATTTACTGCCTGTAATTCCTGTGTAAGATATTTCTTCTGAACCTACTTGAATAAAGTTTGTACCAGAACTTGGAAAACCTGTCGTACTAGCTAATGTAATTTCTGTAGCTGAACTATTGTTACCATTAGTATTATCTCCTAGTGCACCGTTTAATGTAGTTGTCAATGCACCTAAAATGTTACCACCCCACAATGATATTCCCCAACCAAACGCACCTAGTTGTTCTGCTGGTCCTACGTGATAGTATTGAAAATATGTTATACCACCAGATGTTGTTGCACCTGATCCTGTTTCATTACTAGGCATTGTAATAGTAATTGTAGAAGTAGTTGGTACACTTGTTATCATAAATTTTTTATCAGCAAAATCTGAGGCACTAAAATTAGAATTTGTAATAGCACTAAACGTACTAGCATCACCAAATAAAATAATATCTTGTGGTTGAAAATTGTGTGAACCACCAAATGTAAGTGTTACAGTTGGAGATCCGTTAGTTGTGCTAAATGCACTTGTAATAGCTGTACCCGATGGATTAGTTAGTGGATGTATATCATAGTAAACACCACCAGAATATATGTATAAAATTTTGTTAGTTCCTATAGCTGCAAATTTAGTTGATGATTTGTTTACAAAATGATGCAAACCTCTAGCAGCACCTGTAAGCTTTGATTCACCTAATTGATTCCAACCACCTATTTTTTCTGGTGTACCATATCTAAAACGTACATTTTCTCCATCTATCCATTGCGACTCAGCACCTGTTGATGTAACTTGTTTATTAAACCCTGGTAAAAACCCTAATTTTTGTAACATATAAATCCATTATAATACTATTTTACAAATCCAGGTAGACCTAACATAGGTCTTCCATCAAATTTGTTTTTCTCAGCAAATGGGCCATTTACATGATTATAATGTAGAAATACTTGACCGCATATGTCCTTGTCAAAAGGCTCTCGCCAATGTTCAAGTTCACATCCACTATATACTAGCATATCTCCTACTTCAAGCAAGACTTTAGTACCTTTATCCGTAGTAGGATGGTATTTTTGTATTTTGTTAATTCCTAATTTTGGGCCAGAAACATTTCCTGCTTCTGGGTTTGGGTTAATAAATATAGGCCAAGGGTCACCACCTAGATTAAGTGTGCATGATATCTCACAACTTTCTCTGTCTTTGTGTCTTTTTAATTCATCACCTTTTTTATATATTCTTGCATAGGAATAAGTAGGACATAGATTTAGTCCGGTTTCTTTTTGCATTACGGGTAATACTTTAACTAATAACGTTTCCATTACTGGATCAGAATAACAAGAAAAAGTATTAGGTATTTGTGGGTCCACCCAAGTACCTAACATACCATTGTCATAAATAATGTTATTATCATACATCCATTTAACTGAATCTCTTTTAAGAAGAAAATAGTTAAATACAAAATTAGCTAACTCGTAGCTAATTGCATTCTTAATTAATTGATATTTATTAAAAACCATGTTGTATAAAATTAAAACTTACTGATATTCTTATATCATTTGATTTGTTAGGTGTAACATTGTGCCAAAGGTAATATGGAAATATTATAATTCTACCTTCAACAGGTTCTAAATACACTTCTCTCCATAGTTCTTTTGGTAGTTTACCTTCTTTTCTTATTGGCATATTTAATTGTGCCCCTGCTCTTGGTTCATCACAACATAAATTACCAGAATTTTTTGGAGCTTTTATATAATACACACCGCTAAATAAACTATTAGGATGTATGTGTGGAACGTTGTATCCACCTGGGGGATTTATGTTTGCCCACATATTACCTAGTATAGGTTCTCTATCTAACCATTCTTCTTTCCATATGTCATTCATCATCAAAAACAATTCATTAACTAAAGGTTGAAAAACAGGCAGTTCATGCATTTCAGTTGTAGAGTGCCAACCGTTTTTGTTTGTTTTTTGAAGTCCTGGGTCTTTCTTAGACCATTCTACAATTTCGTTGGTAAAAAGTTGATTGTCTAATTTAATATCTTTAGCATATATAGTTGTTGGAAAAAATTGTTCTTTGATCATCTAAATGATTTTCCTCCAAACCAACAAACTAAAGATTGTCTTATACCTCTAGTTACTGGATTAACTTTATGATTTAAAAACGATGCAAATATAATAGCGTGTCCTTGTTTTAAACTTGCAGATTTACCAGGAGCCATTAATTCTAATTCTCCACCTTCAAATTCTGACGGATCATTTAACAAAAGAGTCATTGATATTTTTCTAACAGGTGGCTCATGTTGCATGTTTACATCACAATCCATATGCCAATCATAGAACCCTCCTTCAGGATATTCTGTAAACTGTGCTTGTTCTGTTATTTGTATGTCACCAAAACCAAAATGATTTTCATTTGCTTTCTGTATAAAGTTATTAAGGTCTACATACATATGTGACATTTCTTTAAATGGTATCCAACTAATTGTTGTAATTCTTTTGTTTGTATGGGTTCCACCACCTGGTTTATTCATTCCCACTTGTCCTTGTTGTGGTTTCTGTGCTCTACCTGATGCAATAATTTGTCTGCATTGATCTGGTGTAAACAATGGTGTTGTTGTATGAACTATCCAACTTTTCCATTTCGGTTCTGTAATCTGTCTGTTTTCGTACATTATTGTACTCCTCTATTTTTTATTGAACTGTAGTCAACATCCATATTTGCAGCAAGCGTTCTTCTATACCCAGGACCATTAAAAGGATATACACAGTGTCTCATATCGTATGGAAATATAAAAAAATCTCCTTCTTTTAATATTGGTTCATAATCTACATTAGCAAACTGACCGTTGGTTGAACCTAAAATTTGAAGTTTACCATTTTGTGGTGAGTCTGCTGCTGAATATTCTACGCCATAAGACTCTGGTAATTTTAAAACCATAACACTAGATAGACCTGTTGATATTGATCCTTGATGCACGTGTACTGGATTGTATTCATGCTCAAACATAGTGTTAACCCATACAGAATTTAAATTCATATTATATTCTCTTACTCTATTCCAATCTAAATAATGTTTAAATTTTTCATTA